GCACGGCACCCGCAGCAGCCTGCGCCGGCGCGGCGGCCAGCGGGGTGCCGTGCAGCGCATCGCGCACCACGCCCACCGCCCGCGCGCCTGCGGCATCCCCTGCGCGCTCGGCCTTGCGCTGCGCCTGGGACAGCAGCGTGTCGATCTGCACGGCGGCGTCCACGTTGAACGGCGCACGGCCGTCGGAGATCGTGTTGAGGAGCGAGCGCACCTCGGACGGGAGGAAGGCCCCGAACATGCCTTCATCCAGCGCGCGGTTGGCGTTCGTGCTGAAGGTGGCGCGTTCCAGATCGGCGGCCCGCCCGGCGTTCATGCCGCGCGCGGTGGTGTAGAGCTCGTCCACGTTGGCCCGCACCGGTGCATCCGCTTCGCGCAGGGCATCCATGAAGGTCTGCCCGGCCGTGACGCGGTCGGTGGCGTCGCGCGCGCCCATGTGGTCGAACACCTCACCCAGGCGCTGGTTCTGCAAGTTGAAGCGGTCGGCCAGGTCGTTGCCCATGCCCCGCGCGCCGCGGTTGAGCTGCACGCCTGACAGGTTCTTTTCATTGGCGAACTGCATCGGGTCGCGGCTCATCTGGCCCACAGCTTCGAACTGGGCCCGGCGCACCATCGCAGCAGGATCCAGGCGCGCGCCGGTGCGCCCCGCCACTTCCACCTGCCGGCGCACCGATTGCAGGATCACGTCGGGCGCGTCCTGCAGGTTCATGCCCTGGGACTGCAGAATGTTGTTCACGCGGATGTTGATGCCGTCGGGGGTGAACACCTGGCCGCGAGGCGTGGGCGAGGTCAGGGCCTGCACGCCGCGCGCGCCGGCCTGAGTGACCTTGGCGACGGTCGGGGTGAGCACGCCACCGGTAGCAGCGCCGAGCGCGGCCTGGCCAGCCTTGGCACCCCAGAAGTTTTCCGTGTTGTCCACCACCGGCTGGAACAGCGCCGAGACGCCGCCGGCCACGGCACCGCCGCGCGCCAGCTGACCGACCGTCGTCGCACCCTTCAGTGCACCGCCGCCGACGTAGTTCACGGGGTTGGCCAGGTTGCCGCCAAGCCGCCCCCAGTCGAACCCATCGTCGCCGCGCTGCGCCTCGTAGCCCTTGTTGACGCCCTGCACGATGCTGTCCACGCCCTGGACGCCCGAGGAACGAGCGACTGGCAAGCCTTTGTCCGCCAGCCAGTTGCCGGCACTGTCCACGGCGCGGCCCACGCTCTCGGGCACCAGGCGGCGCAGCAGCTGCGCGCCAGCATCAATCGGGTCGCGCAGGCCCATGGCGATGCCGCTGGTGGGCGCGTCCACTTTGGGCAGCGCAGGCGCTGCAGGTGCTGCCGACTTCTGGCCGCCGAAGTTCTGTTGCGCGTATGCCAGCACGTCCTGCTCGCTCGCGCCGTCAGGCGCCGTGATCTCGTAGGTGCCGCCGTCGGGCCCGGTGATCTTGTACTTGGCCATGGGTCACTCCACTCGCTGGATCGACCAGCCGCCGCCACCACCAGCACCGCCCCACCCACCGCTTGCGCCGCCGGGGCGCGCACCTGCAGGCGGGGCGTCAATCGCCGCGCTCTGTTCGCGCACGCTGGCCGGCACTTCCAGCAGGAGCAGCTGCGCGGCCCGCTCGCGGTTCTTTTTCTTCTGGGCAACCACCGCAGGGGCGTCCCCAGGCTGGGTGAAGTACTGCTGCGCGGCGCTGGCGAATTCCGAGTCCGCGATCACAGCGCCCGACTCGCGGCGCAACACGGCATTGATGAAGTCGCGCTGCGCCTGCTCGAGGCGCTGCTGGCCCGGGCTGACCATCGTCGAATTCGCGACCATGCCCAGGCCCGGCCCGACCAGCGGCACAGCGTCGGCGGCGCGCTTGAGCTGGCTGACAGTGGACACGCCCTGTCCGGCCAGCTCGTCGAAGATCTTGTTCGCCTCGACCATACGGGTGCCGAAGAGATTGGCCTTGGCCTGACCCTCGGTCATCGTCTTGTTGGCACCGCCAGAACTGCCCTTGACGAGCGGCAGGCCGTTGGGCCCGGTCACCTGCTGCGCGCTGCGCTCGCGCTTGTTCACGATGTTCACGGTGCCGTCCGGGCCCGTCACCACCGTCAGGTCGCCAGAGCGCACATCCCGATCCATGTCGGCGCGGGTCTTGGCCGCACTGGCGTAGCTGCTGGCCGCCGACGCGCGCGAGGCGCCGGCCCGGGCCTTGTCGGCCTCGATCTCCGCCATGGTCTTGTCACCGAAGAGTGCGCGCAGGCCTTCGTTCGCCACGTCCTGCGCGCCGGTGACCTGGTTGAGCGCGGTGCCGGTGTTGCCCACCGCCGCGAACGGCGTGAATTCCTTTTTGCCGCGCACGGCGTTCAGGCGGCTCATGCCCATGTCGTCCCCGCGGCGCGCAGCGGCCACGGCTTCGCCCATCACATCCTGGTCCTGGTACTCGCCCGCCGCCTTGGCGATATTGGCGCTGTTCGAATCACCCACTGACAGCGCTGTGTTGGTCAGGCCCAGCGTCTGCAGGATCCGCTGAGCCGTGTCGTCTTGGTAGATCTGCGGCGCAGGCAGCGACGGGCCCATGTCGTCGGCAGGGCGCACGTACTGGCCCGGCATCTGGCCGGTCTGCATGAAGTTGGCGAACTCGCCCTGCTGGTGCAGAGGCACGCCGCGCGTGGTCATGGCCGTCTGCAGCATCGCCCCCGGGGTGGTGCGGGCCCGCTGGTCAGCCACCTCGCCGGCCTTGCCTTGGTAGAGCGCAGTCTGGGCACTGCGCAGATCCATCTGGCTTTGCGCATCGCGCGCCTGCTCACCGGCCTGCGCGGCCATGGCGGGCGCCATCGCGATCGAGCGGAACAGGTTGCCCACACCGCCAGCCAGCTCCTGGCCACCGCCGCCGGCCCCACTGGTTGCAAGTCGGAATCGCATGGTGTGTCCTCAGTTCCAGGCCGACACGGGGCGGTAGCCCGCCGTCAGCACATTCGGGTTGGAGTAGGCGCCTGCGGGCACGGCCGCCTTTGCGCCCACGCCCGCCGTAGCCATGCGCCCGGCGCCATACGAGCTCAGCGCGCCGCCGATCAGTTGCGAGCCCAGGCTCGGCGTCACGGCGCCAGCCTTGATGCTGTTGATCTGGTTCATGTTCTCCGCGCCGTCCTGGATGCGTCCGATCTGCCCGGCGGTGTCGCCAAGGTCGACTGCTTCATTGCGCCGCAGCTGACCGGCCGAGCCGATGCGGCCCATCAGCTGCGCCAGCGTGCGCAGCGATTCGGCGCTCTTGGCCTTTTCGCGCGCCGTCGCGGCGAGGTAGTCGGTGGTGCCGGCGGCAGTGGGGATCGTGCTGCCTACCTGCACGCCCTGCGCGGTAATGGGCGTGCCCTCGATGGCCTGGCGGTAGTCGCCCTCCATGGCTTGAGCGATCTCCTGCTGCTGCTCGGCGCGCGCGTCCGGGTTGAACTCTGCAGCCTTGCGCAGCGCCACGTCGGTGGCCTTGTTGCGCTCGTTCAGCATTTCCTGCTGCCCGGCTACAGCGATCTTGTTCTGCTTTTTCAGAGCCTGGTTCTGCCCGTGCGCGGTGATCGCCGCGCCAGCGAGCATCAGGCCAATGGTGATCGGATCCATCGCTTACCTCACTTCCGAACGGTGCCGCTGTAGCCATTCGGGGCGTACAGGTTGCTGGAATAGCCCGGCGTGCCGCTGCCCTGCGTGGTGCCCGATGGGAAACGCGCCTTGAGCTGCTGGTTGGTCAAGTAGGCCTGCCCCATGTCGTCGAACAGCCGGCCCACGGTGGCGGCCTGCGAGGTCGCGCGCGCCGTGTCAGCCGCTGCCGCCATCTGGCCCGCCGCCATGGACGCGGCCGTGCCGGTGTCCATGCCCGACTGGGCCAGCGACACCAGGTTCTGCCGAGTCTTCTCGTCCACGCTCTGCAGGTCGGCAGCAGCACCCTGCCCTGCAGCGGCGGCGCGAATCTGGCCTTCGCCGTATCGAGTGGCCAGGTCGCCGCTCGACTCGGCATCGACGGACCCGCCGAGCAGACCCGCGCGCGCGAGCCCGAACAGGTTCTGGTTGTTGGCCTGCGTGAACTGCTTGTCGAGATCGCGCACCGCCACATCGCGCGTGGCGTTCTGGATGTCCTGATACATGGCACGCCGACCCTGGCCATTGAAGGTGGCGTTGACAGTGTCCACCGCCTCCTGCACACGGCGCTGGCGTTCCACTTCGTCTGCGCGCATCTGGCCCGCGCCGCCGTCGCCACCCTTGTAGAGGCGGCGGTCGAATCGTCGCGGATCGGTCGTTGGGTAAATCAGCATGTGAACCTCACCAAGTCGTATGTGTGCTGGAAACCCAGGTTGCGGAGTACTCGGGTCATGGCCGGTGCCGTCAGGGCCTCGATCGCGTCAGCGCCAGATTCTTTGGCCCACGCGACGAACTGGGGCCAGAAAGACACCGCGGCGCTGGCCAGCTCGGAACCTCCAAGGGCCATCACGTTGAGCGTGGTGCGGCGCGGATAGTGGCGGAACTCGAAGACCATCGCCAGACGCGGCTCGTTGGCTTCGAACATCAGGCCAGCGAAGGCGTGGCCACCGACTACCAGCTCCTGCAGGTCTGCCAGCGTGAACTCACCGCGCGCGGCCTGGTCCACCACGGGCGCCACGAGTTGGGCAACATCAGGCCAGTGCTGCTCGATGAGCGCTGGCGTGGTGAGGAACAGCACGTCCTTCACATCGGGCCCAGATCATCAAAGTAGACCGTCAGGCGGTTCACCTGCACCTCGAGGTCGGGGTGCCCGATGAAGCGCAGCTTGAACTCGGTGCCGCTGCCCTCAACGGGGAGCACGTCCCCGTTGTACGTCCAGCCGCCATCGGCGCTTCCGACCAGAATGGTGTCGGCAAGCTCCCCGGTGCGCCCGCCATTGACCGAGACGTACACCTCCACGCGCAGCACGTGCATGCCGTCGAAGTCCAGGCCGGTCAGCGCCTTCAGGTTGCCGGGCGCCTTGAAGTCGAGCCAATGCGTCTCCGCCATCACATTCGCGCTCTCGGTATTCGGCTCGCCGGCCTCGATGAACACGTCCGGTCGCATCACGTAGAGCGGCAGGTCATTCTCCCGGCGCAGGTACAGCGAGTTGCCCAGTTGTGCCCAAGCGTTGATGTTGCCGGTGCCAGACCCGCCGAGGCCGTGCCAGGCCCAGGCGTTGAGCTTGGCCTGGCGGCTGTACGTCCACGCGGCCCAGCCGTACTCGCCCACGCGAGGGACGATCGTCACCGAACGCTTCGGGATTTGCCCTGCGGAGAAGGGCCGGTTTGAGAAGGCGGTGGCGTTGAACACGCTCAGCCCTCCGCCCAGCGGCCTGGCGCGCTCACCAGGTACTGCGCAAGCGGCGTCGCCGCGAGGGCGATCACCGATGGCTGCAGACCGCCATTGCAAAAGCGCGTGAGATTCGACGGCGACTTCGTGAAGGTCTTGATCGGCAGGCCCACGTCCACGTCGGTCGGGAAGGCCGCGTTGGTCAGCGTGGTGAGCGAGCGCACCCCCGACTCCGAGAGGAACAGCAGGTCACCATAGAGCGACACGATCGAACTGTGGTGGCGCGTCCCCACGCCGTCGACCACCCGATCGAGCGCCATCGCTGAGGGGTCCGGGTCGATACTCCAGAGCTGGATCGATTGGTCGGTGAACACCGCGAGCTTGCCCTGGTACTGGCCAAGAGCGTAGGCGCGCTGCCCGCTCGCAAAGTGCTGCGACACCGGCAGGAAGCCGGCATTGCCGCTGGTGGTCCAGTCCGCGGGGTTCCCCACCGCGCAGAAGCGCACGGTTTGGCCGTCATCCGAGACCGAGAAGATGCGCCCGGCGGCGGTGACCATGATCCCCGTGTCGGGCATGTTGACGTCGGAGATTGCCGCGCTCGACACGACGTGCGTGCTGGTGTTGACGCTGAAAACCGCCGCGTAGCAGGTGGCGCCGTCATCGGGCGACAGGACCGCCACAAAGCCGTTGTTCCAGCGCGCCACGCCCATGAGGCGCGCGCGGCTCGCCTCGGCGAAGTTCCCGCCTGAGCCGGTTGAGATGAAGGCGTACACGATGCGATCACCCGTGTCCAGGTTCACCACCTGGCTGCTGAAGCCGGTACTGACCACGTTCCAGCATGAGAAAGCCCACAGGTAGCCCGCGTTCGATTCGAGGCCCTTCCACTGCGGCCCCAGCTGGAAGCCACCCACGGTGGGACGCCACTTCGGCCGACTGCGAAGCCACCCCCCAGGCTGCACGTCCATGTTGATCAGCTTGCGCAGGCTGTTGGCGGGCGCAACGCTCGATGGTCGCGCCAGCAGCAGGCCGCCGTCGAATCTGTCGAAGGTCACCGAGGGCATCAGCGCACCTGGCGAAAGCCGTTCGCCGTGGCCACCACGCGCGGGCGGCCCGGGCAGTCGGCCGATGGCGGGATGAAGCGGTGGTTCTCCTTCTGCCGGTACTTCTCCTTGGACAGCATCGTTCGGAAGGACTGGCCCACGACGTCGGCGTCGGCCTTGCCGTAATGCGCCTTGCCCATCGCCACTGCGTACTCCAGGACCAAGCGCGCCGGTGCGCTGGGCTTGTCCGTGGACTGGGTAAAGCGAGTCAGCACCCGGTTGTGATCGATGAACAGCCGTTAGGGCTGATCCGGGACCGGCCACACCTCCATGGACCACACGCCATCGACGAAGCGCGAGTCGTAGCGCTGTGGGATGTCTCGCAAGTCCTGGTCGGCGCGCATGGCGTGGTCGATGCCCTGGGGGAGCGGCACCCGCGCTGTGTCGCCCTGCTCGACCCAGACCGACTGCACGCTCCCCCTGGCAACGACTTCTCCCTCATCGGTCACCCAGTCGTAGATCCCCGTGTTGGCGGCCAGCATCAGGGTAGAGCTCACCGGCAGGCCCTCGTCGAGCTGAGCGAAAACGTAGTCGTTGGCGCTCGTAAGGATGTCGTCGAGGGCGGGCGTGCTGCCAAGCGTGGCATGCAGGCCGCAGCGGCTGCGCAGCTTGGCGAGCATCGTCTGGAAGGTCTCGGCAGGCGGCAGAGTGCTCATGCTTGAATTCCTGCAGCGGCGGTGAACAGCTCATCGAGCTTCTGATCGCTGAGACCCAGGGCGACGGCCATCGCCAGCACGGTCGGGCTGGTCCGGCGGAACTCCTGTGCGTCGGTCCATGCGAGGCGCATGAGCACGTCGGTACTGGGCGAGGACATCGCTTCTTCAACCTGAGCCAGCAGGCCGGCCAGGTGCAGCGCTGCGCGAGCCTGGAAGCGCGTGACGACCTGCGGCACACCAGCTATCGGTGGAATGGGCGGCACATTGTCGTCAGGGGGCGTCACGAACGCCCAGGCCTCCCCCTGCCACAGCGCCGCCATGCCCTCCGGCACCTCGGGCGGCGGCACGTCGATTGCGCCGCCGGGCAGCAGGAACACGCCGGGCTCCAGGGGGGACGGGTCCGCTTCCACCGCACCGGTGAAGTAGCCCTGCGGGTCGAGCTGGGAGACGAGCTTCATGTTGGGTGGCCTCAGAATTTGATGCAGGCCAGCAGCGCGACGTTGCGCGGCCGGGTCTCGCCCGACGTGCTGGTCGAGGTGCGCGCACCGGCTGAGCCGGCCGAGTCGAAGATCACGTTGTTGCCCGTGGCCACGCCTGGAGAGTTGCGGGTGCCGGTGACCGTGCCGGTGCCGCTGAAGGCGCCGGTGCCGCTCGCGCCCTGTGTGGCCCAGTTGGCGTTGCCCTCGCCCATGATCCGCTGCATCTGGTCGAGCTGCGCGGTGCCGAAGCCGCGACCCGGGTCGACGCCGCGCGCATCGTCCCAGCCGCGCAGGAACTCTCCCCGCAGATCGGGCAGGTTGAAGGTAGTCGAGCCGTTGCCGGCCCCGAAGGTGGTACCGATCGCTGCGAACAGAGCGGCGTAAGTCGTTCGCGACACGGCGGCACCGTTGGCCTTGAGCCATCCGGTGCGCGGGCTACTCACGGCGCGGAAGGAGATGTCACCGGGCGCGGCGAGCTGGCCGTCCGCGAAGCCCAGCGCGACGGCGGCGGCGGCAGAATCGGTAGCCGTGGCCACGCCGTCGCCGATCGCGGTGAAGCCAAGCGCGGTGCGCCACTCCTGGCGCGTTTGGCTGGAGTTCGGCGCCGGGATGCCCAGGCCCACCAGCTTGTTGCCGGCGGGGAAGCTCACGGCCAGGCCACCATTCGACGATCCACGCACGGTGGTGCGCGTGAGCTGGTTGGCCGCCGAGTAGGTGCCCAGGCCGTACTCGTAGTCGCCGGTGGGTCGGCCGTCCATGTCGACGGCCTCGATGTAGTACGGCACCGTGTCCGTCACCGCGCACACCTCGGTGAAGGCACGGAAGCCCAGCACCGCCCCGGCGAGCGCGAAGGGGCCAGCGCCTGCGGAGGTGCTGGCTTCGAGCACGCGGTCGGCAAGTACGTGTGACATGGTTCTGTCAGGTGGCGCTGGAAGAGATCAGGCCGGCGCGCCAGCTGCTTCGATGGCCTCGATGATCCTGGCCTTGGTGGCTGCGGGGTCCACCGTCACGCCCTGGGCAGCGGCGTGTTCGAGAAGCTGCGGCTTGCTCATCTTCGCCAGCACAGGCCCTGCGGCCTGCTCGCCGGTGCCATCGAAGCCCCCCAGGCCAGCGTCCACTTCGTCAGGCGCGTCACCGACCTTGAAGGATTCGCAGGCCTTGGCGACCTTGCTCTTGAAATTCACGCCGAAGGCCGCTTCGACAGCCTCGGCGCCGTACTTCTTGGCGATGCGCTCGCCCTCGTCGTCCGCGGTCACCACTGTGGGTTCGGTCTTGATGTCGCGCACTTCGACGTTGTCTTCGCCGAACACCGCCTTCTGCACTTCGAGTTCATGGGCGGGAACGATCACAGGGAGGATGGTCATGGCGTCGCGCGTCACCATGAGCGCGATGGTGGAAACAAGGATTCGAGAGGTCATGGGAATCTCCAGGGTGTGCAGGGACAAAAGGGAAAGGGCCCGGCGGATGCCGAGCCCTGGCCACCATCAGGCGGCGACGATCACCGCTTGCGCATTGCGGCGATTGGTCTTCAGCGCGCAGCGCAGGTCGAGCGACGCGTAGGTGGCGCGCACGTTGTGCGGCGGCGTGGGGTTGTAGACGGACATTTCGTCGTCTTCGTACTTCACGTGCTTGGTGTTCAGGAAGTAGCAGCGCTTCTCCCACAGCGAAGCAGCGACCGGAGCTTCCAGCGTGTCGAGCACGCTGAACGTCGGATCCCATTCGATCTCCACACCCTTGAAGAACAGGCCGGTGCGAGCGCCCTGGCCGGTGGCCACGTCGATTTGCTTGGGCTTGCCCGCCTCGGTGTTCTGGGTCAGCGTCAGGATGCTGGCGTATGCGTCGATGAAGGTCGATCCGGCCAAGATCTTGTTGGGCGCGCCGCCGTTGCGGATGCAGGCCCGCCATGCGGCCTCCATCGTCGCGCGAAGTGCGTTGGTCGCCACTGCGCCGGCGAAGTAGTTGCGCCAGTAGGTCTTGGTGGCCGCGTTCAGGCCGCCCACAGTGCCCACGGCCGGGGTGCGAGACACCAGCGCATCCAGGCCGACCACGGCATCGGCACTGGCGGTGCCGTCGCGGTGCAGCTCCAGGTCCAGCTTCTCAATGAAGCCGAGCTCGAGCGCTTCCATGTGCTCGGTCAGGATGTTGTAGAGAATGACCTTCTCGTTGGGCTCCAGCACCAGCTTGCCCTTGCTGGCCGGATCCGGATCGACGCGGATGCCGGCGGCGAACAGCATGTCCCAATCGAGGTACAGGCCGTCCAGGGCGACGCGCCACGGGAACTGAGCTTGCGCCACGGTGGAGCGCTTGTTGAAGGTACGGGCGGTTTCGCCGAACGACCAGGCGAAGTTCGATCCGTAGCCTTCACGCACGTTCTCGACAGAGAACTGCCGGGCGGGCAGGAGCGTCTTTTTGCCCGACATCAGCATCTTGATGAAAGGGCGGTCGGTTCCGATCTGATCGACCGGGCGGTTGCGCATGTAGTTGTCGAGCGCGGCGACGGTGACCGTTGCGAGGTCGGGTCCGGAAATGGGCATGGTGCCTCTCCTGTGCAAAGTTGATGAGCTCTGCACGCCACCCACCGCACCCTGTGGTTGAGGCTTTTTGCTAGTGCTGCCCCTGCCGTCGGTGACCTCGGCTTTCAACCTGTTGGGGCACCTGCAAGGTGCTGAGGGACGCGAACCCCTCGTACATGCGACATTCCTCGGCGTGTGCGCCACCTCAGAGGCGCCGGATGCGATCCCGGCTATCGACTTACCTCTGAGGTGACTGCGGGACGGAGTGTCAGCCGCGTGTCAAGCCGCCCGGCCAACAAGTGATCGGGCGGCCTGGCCC